GTAACTTAATGCACCTACTCTTAGAGAGTATCTCGTAAATATACCTAAACCAGTTCCTATTCCTAAATCAGAAGAACCGCCTAACACAAAATTACCATTCCCTCGAACATCAACAACATTTGCACCAAATCCATTTGATACTCTAAAAATTGGTTGTGAGTCTAAGGTTAGTGAGCTGCTTATTATTGCTTCACCTCTTACATTTAACTTATACCCTGAGTCTGTTGTTGTGCCTATAAGGACATTTTTAGTAGCTTTTGTTATACGCATTGAACTCGAACCACTTGTCCAAAAATCCAATTCGTTAGCTCCTAAATAGATTCTATTGGAGTTATTGTCTTCGGTTAAATATCCATAGAAAAAAGTTGTTGCAAGTGTCGATATTCCACTTGCTTGTAGTGATGCAGCTTTACTAACACCAGTTACGTTTAATGAACCAGTTACTTGTAAACTACTTGTTGTAGCCCAATTATCTACACTTACGTTATTAAATGGCGCTGAGGATCCTGCAGAACCGGATGCACCAGGTGTACCTTGAGGGCCAACGGGACCTTGTGGTCCTGGAGTGTTTATGCTAATTGTACGCATTATCGAGTTACTTCTTTGCTTAGTCTTACTTTTCCTTCCAATAATCTCGTTACAGTGCTTCCAGATACTATTTCTAAGTCATAGAAAGCTTCGCTAAAGGTTAACGCTGATGACGATGTTGCAGAGATGAATATTCCAATAGAGCCTGATGTTAATGGCGTTGATCCATTACTTCCGTTAAAGTTTAGTCCAGTTCCATCAGGATTTAGTGTGTTTGTTAGTGATACGTAGGTAGTTGGACTATTGTCAGCGTATGCCGATCTAATCATCATTCTACCTGTGTACCCAGTTAGGTCTACTGGATTGTTTGATGCATCTTTGTATTGCACCTCGAAGTTTACTGTCGATCCCTGCTCTATCGTAAATGTATATTTGCCAGCTGCCATATTAGTTTATGTATTTTCCTGTTACTGTTATGTTATCACTTGGTATTATAGTATACCCCAATTGCTCTATGTTAAATCCTATTGTCACCGTGTTATTTGGCGTTTGTGTAATGCTTTCAATAGCTGACCCCAAAACTTGCTGTCCGTTGATTTCTACGTAAAAGTCTTGAGGACTTACGTTTGGATTAGTTAACATCATTTCAAATATAGCTGTCTGTGATGTTGAGCTAATTGCTGTCTTTGTTGCTCCAGTTGTACTAATGTTAGGAACAATTGTATCTACGACAATCTCTCTTGGACTGTATGTAACCTCACTAAGCTTATCGCTAAGTTGTTTAACTCTTACGTCTGGTACAATGTATCCAAATAAGGTTAGTGTAAAATTGGTTCTTACAATACGTTCATTGTCTACTAATAGGTCTGTAGTGTTTGTGAAGTTATCAATTTTGGTTCTAAACTTAAATCTCTCTTCCTCTCCCCAAAAGCTTCCTTCAGAATACAAGATGGATTCTACTATCTCGTTCATATGAGACACATAATCCGTCCAAATAATCATTTCGTAGCTTAAATCAACATAATCAGCCATTACGGTATTTACGTAAGTCTTGATTGGTTTTTGGTTTGTTAATCTGCTAAATTGATCGTATCTGTTTTTTTGCGTATACTTTACTTGCTGCGTATAGTATACTTGTGGATGGTTAGCGTCTATTTTATTCCCTAAAGTTCTGTTTTTTGTAACAGTTGTTCTCTTGTAAGCTATGATTGGAGCTAGTATCTTGTCTTCTCTATCGCGAATGTATCCATCTGCTTGAAAGTTTTTCCACTTCTCAGGCGATCCATAATAAATTGGAACTGGTCTTATTGTTCCGTTATCGTTAATAGTAGGTTGTATTACGTTTCTTAGATAGTATTCTATTGCGTAATCTAAATCTTTTAATCCGATATTTAACTCACGAGGTACACCACTCTCTATCTGCACATCGTTTGCTCTATTGTAAACAGGGCTTGTTTGTCCAGTTAAAATCTCTCTCTGGGTTGCTGGTGTAGGTTTATCGCTCATTATGGTCTACCTTTTTCTATTTGCAATCTTGTTACTCGTGCATAGTGTCCTACGCAAATATCACTCCAGTTACTACCAAATTCAGGACCTACGTTTTTACCATAATCATCATCTTTACCCAATACAAATTGGTTCTCATTGATCTGATCCAGCTCATAATAAAGACCTCTCACTTCAACAATATCTCCAGCTTTTGGTAATATATTTACTTCTCTCATTTTTGGTCTGAGGAATTTAAATGTCATCGGTTGGGTTACATCCATACCAAATTGATCATCGGCTACATAGACTTGATCTCCTCTCTCTATTAAGCAAGTTAAGCGGACTGGTTTGTAATATGCCTTTCCTTGATCAGCCTCACCGTATTGATTAGCTTTAGTATTTTGAAGCGAAAGCACGTAGTAATCAACCTCTTGTTGGATAACGTCTTCCAACAACTCATTGTTTACTTTTCTAAACATGCTTATATCTCTACTACTTCCAAATAATGCCATATTACTTGATGTATATTGGTAATGGTACTTTTCCTAATTGGTAGTTCATTGCAGTAGCAACTGCTTGCTCCTGCTCAAATTGTCCTTGTCGTGTCAGTGATTGTAGTAATTCTTTCAAGTCTGTTATCAAAGCCAGCTTATCCTCCCTTCCTTGTGATACTAAATCGGTACCATTAAGCGTTGTCTCTGCTCCTGGGATTGGAATTGTTGTGTACTTTCCTCTAACTAAACCTAACATTTCCTTTGCAATAGCTAGTGCATACTTGTATATCCACTGTTTTCCCATTGGATTAATGTACTCGTAGGTTAGGTTATCAAAAGGTACGTTGCTAATGTCTGTTATCTTACCGCTTGCATTAGCTTTAATAGGATTATTTCTATCTTCAACAACCAAATACTCAAACCACATGTTCAAACTCACTGTTGGAATTGGAAATATGTTTAGCTTGTTATTACGCAACTCAAAAGTGTACGATGACTTTCTAATCTGGTTATTCATTTCAATTGCCTGTATACGCAGCAAATCCGCATATAAAGGCATAACTAAGAATGATACTGCTGGTGAATATGATCCCCAACCGAAGCTATCTAACATTTGTTGTGTTCCTGCCCCAGTTCCTACGTATGGATCAAAGTATCTTGCGATTGCTGGTGCAAAGTCGTGGTATACTCTTTTTATTTCTATGTTTTTTCCTGGTTCGTTTACGCTTGCCCAAGCGTTGAGATCGTATGTTTGCACACTTCCAGTTAAGGTTATGTATCCTTTTTTCCAATCCACATCACCTCCACTACCTACTTCAGTTCCATAATTGTGTGCTAAGTTAATGGTTCTACCCATGTTAGGGGTTATGACGTTATTGGTTAACACTGAGCTTGTGGGTGAGCCTACTAAACTCAGCATATAATCCTTAGCACTGTACATATTAATTAACGTACCAAACTCAGTAATAGCTTCCTCAGCAGCTGCATAGAAGTTTAAATCTTGCAATTCCACTTCCATAATAGGATATCCTAAGCGCTTTGCACACCAGTCTGCTATTCTATCAACATCTTGTTGAAACTGGTAATCGTAGTCGTAGTAGCCAAACGGAGTCATTCCAGGAAAGAAGGAACTCGAGCCAGGCCAAATAGGTATGTTTGCCATTTATTGAGGTTTCTTATAAATATCGCCTTAGTCGCGATATTCGTTGTAAACGCTCAAGATAGGTTCTACAATTTCGTGTCTGTGGTTTGTCTTTAGGGTGATTACCCCAAATCCTGGAATTGTCGTTAGTCTCTTTACTACAAAATCAAATCCAGATTGTTTTTTGTCTCTCAAGTCAATTTGAGCAACGTCTCCACATAAGATCATCTTTGCTCCATGACATAAACGTCCTAATAACAATTCCATCTGTCTGTGGGTAATGTTTTGTGCCTCATCAACTACAACAAGACAATCAGACAAGTTGCGACCTCTCATAAACGCTAAAGGTATTACTTCAATGTTGCCGTCTGCTATGTGTTTATCTATGATTTCCTTTTTGTATAGGCGATACATATTATCGTATATTGCAGCAGTGTATGGTGCTAGTTTTGCATCCTTATCACCGGGCAAAAATCCAATATCTTCACCTGAGGTGACTGCTGGCCTAGTTAGTACGATCTTTTGAATATCACGGCGGAAAAGAAGGTCTAATGCCACTTGTGCGGCTACCATGGATTTTCCACTTCCTGCTGATCCTTTTAAGACTGAGATTGTGTTCTCGAGGATTTGTGATTTTGCTTGTTTCTGTTCCTCACTAAGAGTAATTTGAAACTTAATAGGGCCCTTTGGCTTTCTCTTCGCTGAAGTAACTTCTTCCATGTTGGGTTGTTTCCTATAAATAGTTTGGTAAAACAAAAAACCCCTCCGAAGAGGGGCTTTTTAAAAATCTAATTTGTTAGATTAAAGCACGTTTAAGTCACCTACGTACACTTTACCGTAGAACTCTGGACGAGTTACAAGCTTAGCGTAGCGAGTCATCACACCACGACGTGGGATGAAGTTGTTCGGATCGTAAACAAGCGGAGTAAGCATCAACGGAATGTATGGTGCGTACACAGCTCCTGTCTCAAGGAATTGTGATCCACGGAATCCCATCAATACAGTGTTCTCTTGCATGTAAGGGTTCTTATATACAGTGTAGCGGCTAGTCAAAGCACCTACCTTTTGTACACCCATTGCATACTTCACTTTAGAACCATCACCATCTGCAGCATATCCTGGGATAGACTCAAGAATGGTTGATACGTCTGGAGAACATACTAAGAAGTTAGCTCCACCACGTAAAGTCTTAGCGTGAATTTGGTTAGAAACTTTTTGAAGTTTTGTACCCAAAGTTGCGTACCAAGTACCTTGGATGTAAGCTTGTCCAGTGAACTGGCTAGTTACAAAGGTGTTAGCAGCGCTGTTCCACTCTTGACCTACTCTAGCTGACCAGTAATCAGTTGTTGCAGCAGAAGAAATCAACATGTCTAAGATTTCTAAGTCAATTTCCATAGAAACGTACTCAGATAACATAGCAGTCAATTCTGCTTCAGCATCAATTGAGTGGTAAGCATTCAAGTCTTGAGCAAATTCTGGAGTCCAGCTTGCCTTTAACTTACGAGTCTTAGCAGTCACAGGAATAGAACGCATTTGCAATTCAATCTCTGGGATTCTCAAGTCAGTGTCAAGGTTGTTTGGAACATCAGTTGTACGTGGAGTTACAACTTCAAAGTCACCACGAGTATCGTTAGTAGGTTGCAATGAGTAGCTTACTGGAGATGTTACACCAACACTTCCGAAAGTACCTACCAATGCACTTGCAGTTACGATAAACGATGCTGAACCGTTAGTGTAAGTTGTGAATGCTGGAAGGTATTGTGTACCTGCTGTAAATACTGTAGAAGCTGACATAGGAATAAATGAACGAACTGCAGTTGCGTCAGCAGCTGCTGGCAATGCGTAAGTTACTTTTCTCCAAGCACCTGCTACAACAGAAGCTGAATATAAGCCGTCAAAATACACATCCGCTACGCTAACAGAGCCAGTTATGACTGCAGCAGCTGCTGTTTGTGTGTAGTTAGTTGAGTAACCAAAACGACCAGCTCCATAAAGACCGTCAGAAGCAGCTACGTTTGATTGTGAGGTGATACCCATCAAAGTACCAGTTTGGTTCTTACCTACTGGAGAGAATCCAAATGGTTGCTTGTTGTTACCATACTTAAAGTCCAAATAGAACACAAGACCTGATGGTAAGTTCATTGGTTGAACGCTAACGAATTCTTTAGCTGAAATCTCAGCAAAGATACGACGGATCAACGGAAGAGCTACACCAGTCCATTGTTCAAATCCAGTACCAGCAGAGGTACCAGAACCACCTGAGTTAGCTGATCCTTCTTTGATCAACTGCTTAGCTTGGTTTTCTAAAAGAACAGACACGGTTGCTTTCTCGTGCTCGCTCTTCAAGCCTTCCAAAAGACCTGATTTACCCCACTTGCTAACAAGTTGACGGTTTTCAGCTCCTCTGTTTGGCTCTTGCATGTTTTCGAATAAATTCATTTTTTTAAGAGTTTAGAGTTTTAAATTAAATAATTCCTGCCAATTTTTTGAATCTGTTGGCTTGGT